TACTCTGCCATGTTCTTTACCTATGCTTACGAGTTGGCTCGGACGATACCAACGATGGCCGACGGGTACTCATCTGCAACACACGTGAACGTGGCGAGCGAGTAAGCGTTGGACAGGTTGATGGCGTTGTCCGTCTCAAGCCGCAGGTTGGCCGACGTGTATTGGCGGAGAGCCGCCGAGTTTACGAATGAACACTGTGACTTGTTCGTGTTGAGCTGCGAAACGGCGATAACGCGGATACCAGCGAAGTTACCACCAAGACCAGTCGGGGAGATAGTACCAACGTTGTTGGTTCCCTGTCCGTCGACGAGGAATACGGGGCGACCGTCTGAACCCTGAAGTGCCATGAGTTCTTTGAACGTAACCGTGTCAACGATCATGTATTCGATGGGCAGACCGAGTGCTGCGAACTTGACTGCTGCGTCGGTGATTCCGGCGAGGAAGTCGTTGTACGTTGCCGAGGTTGCCTTGATGGTGACCTTGTTGGCGGCAGCAATCTGCGCGGCAACAGTGGTCTTGTACTGGGCGATGAGTTCGTCGTTCAATTTGTTACCGAGCGCAATGGCCTGTCCACGAAGCGACGTGTTGAGGTAGTCAACGGTCGAACGGAGGATGGACTGAATTGACAACTGAATGTAGTTACCAATGGTCTTGAGCGAAACGTTCTTGGTTTCGAGCTGAACCTCGTAGTAACCCAAGTCGTCACCCTCGGCGGCCTGTGCGGCGGTGCCATCGGTGATGCCCTTGAGCTGTGCGAAGTAGATTGCCATTCCGTTGGCAGGGGTTACACCCGTCGAGAACACCTGGCGCAGAGGCGCAGCGTTTTCGATGATACGAGTGAGGTCCTTGTCGATGGGAGTGACGACCGAGTCACCAGTGTTTGCACCGGTGTATGCACGGATTGCCTGCTCGTCGCCCTTGGCGATAGCCTGCATGAATTCGCCAGCCGAGCGGTGGTCAACGACCGGTGCGCTTTCGGATGACTTGAGGACAACCAGCTCACGCTGCATGACCTCTACTGCTTCTCGAACCTCGGCGAGTTCGGAAGAGTCGGGAGTGGTTTCTTCAGGATCCACGATTTCTCCTTTGTTATCAGCCGAGGCCGGGACATCCGGCTCCGGTTCGTCACGTACTGCTGTGACACTTGCACCCTCGTACCATGGGAATGGGACGAGAGAAACTTCACGGACGAGTGCGTCCGTTACCTGTCGAACACCGTCAACGACCTGTGCGTCGCGCATGACGAAACCGACAGACATTTTGTTGATCACACCGTCTTTGAGCAACGTGTGAACATCTTGTCCAAGAGCGGTCTCGGAAATGGTTGCGCGAACCATAAAACCTGCATCGGTTTGTTCGCCGGCCACAATTTTGCCAATGGGTTCTTTGTGTTGCCAGAACAGTTTTGCTTCAGCGTCGAGCGTCACTGCGCCGCGTTGGAACACTTCACCGTTTGATACTTGACCGTAAGGGACGGCCATTCCTGTTACTTCGCGTGTTGCCGGGTCGAACCGGACATCCATTTCACGAATTTCAAGCGAGTCCTGCATCGGGTACTCCATTCGGGTTGAGAGGTGGTAAGTCCTCAATTTCTCGGACTTCGTCGATGGTCATAAATCCTGCGGCAAGCGCAATCTGGTGCGCCTGGTATCGAGTGAGTTGATCGGCGCGGAGCAATGATGAAACATTGATTTCTACGTCAACGCCGCGATTGGCGAGTGATGACATGGCGGACTCGATTTCGACAATGTATTGCGAGAGCGTGTATCGCACGAACGCAATCTGTTCCTGCTCCATGTTCGTATACGTCATTGAGTTGCCGTCGACTGAGGCAAGGATCATGTTGGCCGGAACACCAAACAACCTGGCAACCTGTTGCACGTTGAAAGCTTGCGTTTCAATAAACATTGCATCTTTAGGGTTCAGATACATTGCTTGGAAGTTCAGGCCGTTACCGAGGACAGCAACACCGTTCTTTGCCCCAGCAGTCGCGTTCCATGCGTCCTTGGCGGCCTTGGCTTGGTCAGGGGAGAGCATTTGGTCGGACTTGAGAACACCAGACGGGACACCAGAATCGGTAAACCACGTTGCGGCGTAGTCCCGAGTGTCGCGCGCGTTCATCAGTTCCTGTTGCGCAGCCTGAATAGGGCCAAGACCATAAGCGTTGCCCGGTACGCGCATCAGAGCCAAATGCTGAATCTCATTTAGGGAATATTCTTTAGTGCCACGGTAAGTGTAGCCAAGCGTGTTTCCGTACTCATCGGTTTTGATGAATACGTTGAAAGGGTTGAGTACCTGCAGGTTGACGGTTTCGCCGCGAGGATTGCGTGAGATAAGCCAGTAAGCGTTTCCGGACAGGGCCAGCGAGTTGACCGTTGACTCCATCCACACTTCGCGTGTGATCGCGGCGTCCGGCTGACGAATCCACAGAGGTGTCGGGGATACCTTTATGTCCTCACGGTATGCGTGAATGCCCATCTGTTTCATCGCCGTAGCGAGAACGGTGACAGCGCGGTAGACGGATGCGAGGCTGAGTGCGTCGCTTGTGGTTACCCCCGACGATGCAAACTTCGGCTGCATAACAATGGCAGTCGAGCGTTCCTCTAGAGCGCCTCGGCGCGAGAAACCTAGGTAATCAAAAATTCCCATTACTACATATTGTGTCACACATCAAGTTTGACCACAACATATAGTTTTGGCGTGTCGTGGAGATGCCCGGAATCGAACCGGAGTCCGCCGCCGTTCCCTTTCAGGTTCTACGCCGTCGAAATACCTTTCATCCCCCTATTGGCATGAATCGCATTGCAAGAGATCCATAGGGTCTATCGGTACTGCGTAACCGTCTACATTGTCGTTGTTCATAGTTTCCTTAGAAAAAAGGTACAACGTCCACCCGACGGACGTTGCGTGTGACAAGTTAGCGGAGTCTAGGGTTCCAACCCGTCACATAATTAGAATACCTGCAATGATTGCTCTCGCAAAGTATCCGCGCCGAACGTCGACAACAATGTGGCCATCACTGCGTCAATCTCGACCGCCGAGTCGCGCCGCGATACCCGAAACCCCTCACCAACCATCTTGCGCACCGTGCGCGGTATCTGAATGGATAGCAACGGGTCGCCGCCATGCTGAAGCGTCTTACGGGCCAGACGCGCATAAAACAATGACGATGCGTTCACAATGTCGCCCAGCGTCGCGGTCTCAGCTGGATAGCCACGAGCTTTCAATTCCTTGTGTAAATCGCGAAGCGTGTAGCCGTCAACAATGATGGCCCTCGGGTTATGCGACATCAGTTGACCACAGATAAAGATAAGTTGCTCCAGCGACGGTTTGTTGATTGAGGCCACAAGCTCCGTATAAATAACATCGTCAACCTTGACCGATACAGCAACAGTCGCATGCGCCCAATCCGGTGTTCGGTCAATCGCAAACACATACTCGCCCTGAGGAAGTGCGGCCCCAAACGGTCGCTCACACTTCTGCCACAATTCCGCCGGGATAAACGTCTTAGTCCCAGACTGAATAAACCTGTTAAGGCGGTAACGGATGATGTCGTCTTTTGGCAACGCACGAACATCGTCAAGCAATAATTTCGGATCTATACGGCCCGACTGCAACGCAGGATTAGCCTCCATCAACAAACCAATCAGCTCATCATCATCGTCCGGGACAACAGCGTCAGACGCTTCCCAAATCCATGCCCCGAAACGCGGAAGGTCGCCGGCTATCGCTTTTTCAGCGTTTGCATAGAGGCGGAGTAAGAGTTCTGAATTCTCATCCCCAGAAGTTGTAATTCCGCAAAGTAGTGTCGACCTGCGCGAACCCGTTCCCGATGAGAGAGCATCCCAAACACGAGCATCCACAAGGTGAACCTCGTCCACGATACCCACACTGACAGGTATACCCTGCAACGTATTAGCGTTGCTTGCTTTGATTTCATAACGACTCCCATCCAATGTTTTGATTCCCCGAGTCTCAGTCAACTTTGACATTCGACGTTCCAACGCTGGGTTCCCAGCAATCACTCTCTGCACCCGGTCATAAACCAGTCGTGCCTGTTCAGCGGTCGAGGCCACACCAACCGAGTATGCGCCAGGCTCACGCAATAACGCCCAAATACCTAATGCGCCCACAATCTCGCTCTTACCATTCTGACGGCCCATCGAGATAAGACATGATCGCCAGCGCAGCTCACCCGACGGCAACAACTCTGTTACCCGACGCAACAACTCAATCTGCCAATCATCAAACTTGAAACCCGGTGTGGCCACACTCCACGCCAACTCAAGAGCTGGCATCAACCAGTCAATGTCACACACAAAGTCATCCACCAATGCTGGCGTGTAACGAGTCGGCGCAAACGTCATCGAGTCAACAGAACTTCAAGCTCGTCGAGCGGCGCACCATCCGGTGCCGAATTGCGCAACATGCGCAGGCCCTGCAAATAGGCAGACGATTTCGCCGCCGTGTACTCATCATCCAACGATGATGCGGTTGCCAGGCACAACGCAACAATTGCGGCATGC